GGAAATGTGACTGGTTCTGGAACGGTTGGCACACCTTTTGCAACAACAATTGCAACTACATTAAATAACATTCCCTTAGCTACCGGTACTGTTAACTTAAACACGCAAAATCTTAGCAATGCAGGTAATATTGGTGCTGGAATTAGTGGCCCCATTTATCCTCTTCAATTTGCGACTGCTACATCCGATTGTAAAATGTGTTTTTATTCAACGGCTGCCAATAATTTCCAGATTTATGGGATGGGTGTACTTCCTGGAATCTTAAAATATACAGTAGACAGTTTGTCTTCTGCCCATGTTTTTTATGGGGCAGCATCAAGTAGCGCATCAACTGAATTTTTTAGGATTAAGAATACTTATGCAACATGCGTTGGGGGAACTGGAACATTTTATGCCAGAACTCCTTCTATTCATATTAGTGTGACAAGCGGTAGTTATACTACTACCCCCAATACAGTTTTTGTAAAGCTTAATGCAACTACTTCTGCCACTTCTGGTTCGGTTCAATTCTCTACATCTAATAATAGAATTACTTTTAGTGGATCTGATTTAAGTACAAGTGTGACAGGGATGGTTTCAGGAAGTTTGAACGTTGCTTTTAATGATACATCTATTTGTACCTTCGCTATCTATAAAAATGGCTCACAGATTACGACGACTTATACCTGGGGGCAAAGTTTTACTACTAATCAACCTTTTACAGTTGTATTCACCCCTACAATGGTTACGCTTTCTCCAACAGATTATTTAGAGATATGGGCATCATCATCTTCTTCAACTACCGTCATAACTGTATCTCGTCTTAATTTATCTTTTCAGGCATGTTGATGGTTGACGTAATTAAATTTCGTGTGTAATAATTATTTTGTTATTAAATTTTAATTAAGGAAGGTTTTTTAATGGTTCATTTCACAAACCCACGAATTATTTCTGATGCTCAATCTCTAGTTGTATTTGCCGGTGCCGTTGCGCGGGCTGCTGAGCAACTTGCTTCTGCACCAAAAGATACGCCAGAGCTAGAACCCACAAAAGCTTATTTTAATGAAAATAAACAAACATTAAAAGATATCATCGTAAGGTTAGAATCTGACCTTGGCTAGTCCTTATCAATGGCCTTGGGTTGATTATAGGTTAGAGATAACTCCACAAATCGGGAGTACACCTCAATTGGTTTTTGGAAAGCCTGTTACGTGTATTCTCGATTCTATCGTCTTATGTAATACAACTGATCAAGAAATGTTTATTGATATGTATGTGCTACGTCCCGGAGACACACCAATTACAGTATATAGAGTTAATAATTTGTTAATTCCTAAACGTTCTTCTATTCAAGTTATTGAAAAGCCTATGACCGTAGAAGGAAATGATCTTTTTTATGCTAAATCGGATTATGACAACAACCTATTTGATTGCATGATCTCTAATCGTCAATTATTAGAAACCGCCTAAAGGAATTATAAATGTCAGACAATGAAGTTATGCCTCAAGAGAAAGACCCTTTTGATATCAGCAATATATTTAGTAAAAAACCAACTTTAGAGTCATTTGTTGAGAAAAATCAAGACAAGCAGGCAGGAAAAGATGTTCCTGTAAAAAATGTGGATAAGAAAATTGTTGATGAAGATAAAGATGAAAAGGACATCGAAGAAAATAAAAATGTTTCTACTAAAGATCCCGCTCCTTCTTCAAAAGATAAGGATATTGATTACAAAAAAGAGCTGGAGAAGGTTCAAAAAATCCTTAAGGATACGCAGCGCTCATTTCATGAAGACCGTAAGAAATTAAGTTCTTATAAAAAAGCTGTCGAAAGGATGAAGGAAGAAGGCAACCTCTTGGATGAAGACGTTACCATTCTTCTTGATCATATAAGATTTGAAGAAGAATCAGATGAAATCTCAGAAGATATCCCAATTATGAGGTATGGCAAAATATGGGATAAAGAGATTGAATATATGAGAAAATATTCTTCTAATTCAGCTGATATTGATCAATATGTATCTGCCTTTCAGCATCTTATCCAATCTTCAACTAAAAAAGAAATGGAAGATATTTTCATTGACCTTTCTCATTATGAAAATGATGAGGTTGAATTAACAAAACAAATGCTTAAGCTTGGTCAAGAATATTACGAAGATATTTATTCTGAAATCCATGAAGCGGGTGGTTTGAGAAATCTAAAGACACGGTTGTATGGAAAAGAACAAGAGTTGCAAAAAAAGCTTGACACATTGCAAAAAAAATATGATAAGTTAAAAGAGAAGCATGAAGATTATGATTCTACACCAGGCAATTTAAGGTTGCCGAGCGGTTCTGGGAATAATGAACTTCATGAAAAAGAAGATGCTACTTTCGACGTTAGCAAGATATTTGCAAGTCGATATAAGCGTCGATAATGTTTTTGGATTTCCTACCTTTTCTCAAAGGCGCTTTCTAAAAACGGTCTGAACTTACTAGACGAGAAATTCTTAAATGAGACGACATATGTCTTACCTCATTTAACGAACGTACCTTACCTCAGTATGTAAAGAAAAAATAGTTATCCACAATTTGTTTTGTGGGTTTGTTGTTTAATTTTTACATATAGAGGTTATTATTATGGGTTATGTTCCCGCCAATACTCCAAATGCGTATGACGTAAATCTAATTCCAGTCGATGTACGCGCACAATATTTCACCGAACAGCTTTTAGAAAGTCCATTGTCCTTGTTTATGGGAGATTCTCCTGATTCTGTCATACAAGTGCTTAATATCAAAAATGGGTCAGGTACTTCTACTGATTTTGCTTTCAGTAAGAACATTGACTATAAAAACCCCGTTATTGGATATGGTCAAATTACCGGTAGCGGCCAGACAATGAAGTTCTTTACAGATAGAATTACAGTTCAGCAACAGGCTTTAGCTGATCGTTTGTACGGCCTTGAATTGACGTCTTTGACGACTCCTATTGATGTTTATAACCGTATGAAGCCGCTTTTGCAGACTGCACATAAACAGAACATCACTTATTCTTTATTTAAAAGCGCCACAATTGATATGTACAATATTGCGGCAGGTGGTAATGGCCCTGTTCAAAACCGAGCCTTGTATGGTGGCTTGGAAGCTTCCTATAACGCTTCTATTAATGCTGGTGTAGCAGCTCTTCCTGCTCCTACTGCTGCTGGACAAGGTGGTATCACCGTTGCGGGTATTCGTCTTATGCGCGACAAGGCAATTTATGGTGGCACATCTTTTGAATCTGAAAAGCGTATTACACCTTATATGCTTAAAACAGAAGAAGGTTTTGCCTCTCCATATTATGTCTATTTTATGGATACTCCCTCTTATACTTCTTTGCAGCTTGACCCGGCTTGGTCTCTGTATAGCTCAAGAGGCTTTAAGGAAATGGCAAATCAGCCTACAGCCCTTTCCGGTTCATTCTTTAAAGGTCAGATCGACAATATCCTTATTTATGAAGTCCCTGAGCTTGGTAACTTCCAAATTACTGCTGGTGGTCAAACTGCTTCATGGAATTTGTTCTGTGGTGCTCAAGCATTTGGTCTTGTTTGGCATAAAGAGCCTTGGTTCACACAAGAATGGAGTAACCATCGCACGGTAGTTGAGCAAGCTGTCATTGAAATCCGTGGTCAAAAGTCAATTATGTTCCCTTCTTTTTCCAACCCGGCAACGTTAGTTGAAAATGGAATTATCCATAATTTTGTAAGAATTGTTTAAATTTAGGAAAGGAAATATATTATGACTACTTCAGTAAGACATACAGAAATTGTTTCTCCCGGTGCTGCTTTGTTGGTGAGTGGAGATCCTCTTTTATTGGCATCTGTAGGTCAAGATTATTCTTTTGTAACTATCCGGCGTACACTTATTGCAGCTGATGTTGCGGTAGCGGCTGGTACCTTACAAGATAACTCGCCAACAACAAAAGGATTTTTATTTGCACAGTTTCATGGCGCAAATATTAAGAATGTTATTAGCGTTGATTTGCTTAAATCTATTGCTGCTCCGAATACTCCGACTGCCAATAACCAGTTCCAAGCTTTTGCATGGGCAACTGCTGCTCATTTTACAAGTATAGGAGTTCGGTATACAAATCCTGTAACTTCTGATGCTGCCAAAATTGGATACGATAGAAACTTTGCTAATCTTTTTCTATATGATTTTGGCGATGATGCCTCAACACATGCCGCAGCGGGTGACCAGCTCGTTGTCGTTGTAGAACTCGGTAACTCTTAATTATTTTGGGGCTATGAGAAATTGTAGCCCCATTATCTTGAAGGTCAGTTTATAAGATGGATGTATCTCAAATCCTCAAACTATTGGCTACGCTTAGCATTGGATTAGACGATATTGATGTCGATAATCCCTTGGACGGAGATGTTATTGTTTATATGCAATTTATCAATCTTGCATATCTTGAAATCATTCAATCAACAATCTCCCAGAATCCTCTTGTTGTTAAATTAAATGAAGCTGTTGATTGCAATAATGGTATATTGTCCCCTACCACAAAACCTATTTTTATTCCAAAATCGATTTATAACGTAACTACAAATATTCCATTAATACCGACTATCGAGGAAAATATACTTAAAAAAGACCCTGGTATAAAGCAAATTGGCAAGCCTCAAGAGTGGTACTATGCCAATGGCGTATTAAATGTTTATCCTTTAACTACCAATTTAGTAAATATCGGTGGCGGCTATGGGGTTAGATATATTGCTCAACCACCACCTTTGACGAATGAATCCGTTAGTTCTGATATTCTAATTCCTCCCTTGTTTCAACAAGTTTTAGCTGATGGTGCAAGTTATTATTTATTTCAATCTGAAACCGGGTTTAAAGACCAGGTCAAAATGCAAGCTGCCTTGGCACGATGGGAAATAGGCAAGAAGAAATTATTTTCTTATATGACAAATATTAGTGGCGATAAATTTCTTTCAACATATAGTCCAATCTGATGTTGTATGATAAGGGATATGACATAATTGAGCTTTATTCTGCCACCAAGGGCATGAACCAGAATATTGCCACAAATCTTTTAACAACAGATTATTCATATTATATCGAGAATATTATGCCCCTTTCACTTGGTGAGGGACAAGTTCGATATGGTAATTCTCTTTTTTCGAATATTCCGACAGACATTATTATTGACGGTTTCCCTTTTTCTTCTTCTAACGGTTCAAAACAACAAGTTTTATATTTTAATGGATATAACTCGTTTACAACATTTACAAACCTTTCCATTACATCTGCAAACACTATTCAGCTTACGAGCCCTAATTTTGCTTTATTTCAACCAGATACTTATCTTAAATTACAATATTCTGATAATACCGAATCTCCAATAGGATTTTATGAGATAAAATCTGTAAATAATCTAGGTGGTAATACCATTAATATTACCCTCAATGATAATAGCTTTGCTGATTCATTAAATGGTTATTATATTGACGATCCAAAAACTACTTTGCCTCAATATATTGATAATACACATTTTAGTGTAACTATTCCTAATGGTTTTGTCTCTACTACCAATTATTTTATAGGTCAGAAATTACAATTAACTATTAATCAAAATCTTCCATTAAACCTTACGATAGCCTCTTTAGATCTTACGGTTCCAAATCAAATTACATTCACAACTTCAGGTGATAATATTAACCCATTTGTTAATGGTGATAGTGTTATTTTGAGCTATCAATCCCATTTTTTTATTGATGCCCTTAATACATCGAATCCACAATATATTTCTGGTACCAGCTTTTCTATTTCCACCCCAGAAGGATTTTTACCTGCTTTATGCTATGTTGTTGGAAATTTCCTGAAACTAACAATCAATGGTGCAGTTTATAATTTGAGAACGGCTTCCATCGACCTTACGGTTCCGAATCAAATTACCTTTACCACCACAGGAGATGTTATACCGGTTTTTGGCGGTGTAGATGTTGTTACATTAAAGTATGAATCCCTTACCCCTAAAATCATTGCACTTTATAACTCTGTCGGATATATCAAAGTTCTTGATGTGGCTTCTAATACCTTATTGTCAGGCGGAAACCAGACATTAACAAACCTTTCTGTAGCCTGTGTTCCACGGGCAGAATACTTTGCTAATGTTCTTTGGATTTATAATGGGGTTGATCCTATTATGACATGGGATGGATCAGAATTAAAAATTTATGAAGAGCAAGTTAAAGAAACTGCAAACTCATTCAATTGGATAGGTGCAAGGAATTTTTCATTCTTAACAGACAATACATTCGACATTACTAAATATCAAAATGGTAAATCTATCCGCTTAGTTACCATACGCGCGAATGCCATTTTGCAAAATTTAATCACTGTAGTATCAGCCATTGCTCAAGTTGGTAATCGTGTCACTATTACTACCTCAGATGATATAACAGAATTTACTGGACAAGATACTAAAACATTATTCTATTTTGATCGACCCCCTCCATTTAGTTATATGAAAGGTGCCCTTGACCGTTTATGGTGTCTTGGAGCTGGTGCTGTCGGCCTTAATTATAGAACACCTGATCTTGCCTTAAAGTTTTATTATTCTTACAAACCTTTTAGCGATGCAGTTCCCTTTAACTTTTTTAATGAAAAAACAAAGGCGGTTCCCAGTGAAGATATTTCTGCTAAGCATGGTTGCCCAGATAATCTTGAGGCAATCGTAGAGCTTTCTGGTAATCTTGTGTTTATGGGCAGGCAAAAATCACAGGTTTGGAAAGGTCTTGATCCTAACCTTAATGAAACATCTCCAAATTATTTTTCATGGAGCACTACCCTTCCAGTTGGTATTTATCATGGTAGCTTAATTGTAGAATTGGCAAATGATTCTCAATTTCTAAGCCAAAATGGATTTGTTTCTTTTAGCACCCTTAATATAGCCCGTCAATTTGCTGCTTCCGACACGGCTAATATGAACAAGGTCGCTTCGGAATATATGAATACAATTGACTCAAACATACAATATCGTGCATGCAGATCATTTAAATATAAAAATGGTGGATTTTGTGGATTCAAAATAGGTCAAAATAATTTGATTGTTTCTCGTTATCATACATCATTTTTCTGGTGGGGTATATTTTCAGGAGATTTTGCAAGTGCATCTTCTTTCCTTACAACCTTGGATGATTCTTTATATTTGTTCATAGATAATAAAATATATCAATATGCCGATGGATTAAGCGGTTCTCCTGTTTTATATGCCGATAGCGACGGGGAGAGGTCTATTGATTTTGTGGAAATAAAATATATTAATAACCTTAAAGGAAGATTTGCTAATAAAAGATACGAAATTCAGGCGGATTATTCATCTAGTGTTATTATTAATCCTGAAAATAGTGTAAATATATATATAGCAGGTGATTTGAGAAATACGTTTGTGTTGCAAGATTCATATTCCATGCCACTTCAAGGCGATGTTTTGGGTAGTATACCTTTGGTAGATGGAAATAATTCTGGCCCTAATCCTCAATTCCCTCTAGAGACTGCAATTGGAATGAGGCTTGATACCGCTTCTCATACCAAAAAGGGAAGGCTTAAGTTTTTGAGTAACAATTTCTCCGTCATGATTGTTGGAAGTCTTAAGAATGGCCCCTTCAGTTTTACTCGGATACGTTTGTATGGTGTTGTAGAAAGGTAATTAAAGTGGCACACAATTTTCAGAGACCTAACTTACCTTATCGAGGAACTTCTCTTCAAAATGACAAGAGATATCAATTAGCAACTAACCAAAAAAGAGGAATGAGAGATATCGCTATTGATAGCGACCTCAATTATTTGACTGACGGATTAAGACAGCTTGATGCAGATATAGCAGCTTTTGAGGCTGGCGTCATTCAAGGATCGGATAATCCTTTAAATGCAAACTCTTTAGTAACAACTGATGGGGCTGGTAACCTTTCATGGATCAAGATCCAAGATTCGAATGTCTTGCCTAATTCAATTAGTGGTGGAAATGCAGGTAGTTTAATGCAACAAACCATTACTGCATTCAATATAATGGATGGCACCATTGGATTAAATCAAATGGGTCCAAACTCTGTGGACACAGGAAATCTAGTAAATGGATGCAATACATTAGAAAAACAAGCTCCAAACTCTGTGGACACAGGAAATCTAATAGATGGATGTAATACATTAGCCAAACAAGCTCCAAACTCTGTGGACACAGGAAATCTAATAGATGGATGTATTAAAACACCAAAAATAGCAGCTGCTAATGTGACTATGCCTACATTAGGTGCAGATGTTATTGCTTTTATGAATGCATTAGTTCCAATAGGGTTAAGCATTCAATGGCCTGGGAATCAGCCACCTACAAATATCCCCGGCGTTGTTGTGTGGATGGAAGCAAATGGACAACCCATAAGTCGCACCACCTATGCTTCTTTGTTTGCCTTACTTGGCACAACTTACGGTTCCGGGGATGGAGCGACTACTTTTAACTTACCTGATATGCGCGGATACACGACTGTAGGTATTGGATCAGATAATAGCACAGGAGGAAGAATTACGAATGCTACCGCTCCCGCCATTGGTTTAGGAAAAGCATTTGGTAATGAAACCCATACCCTAGATGTAACGCAAATTCCTCCTCATGACCACAGTATTGGTAGTCATTGGGACGTTAATTTTGGCACTAATGTAGTTGTCATTAGTAAAGGACCTGGCCAAGACCGATCGGAACAAACTGGAGGCGGCCTTCCACACAATAACGTTCAACCATCAATATTCATGCGTTATTATATAAGGGCTTTGTAATGATCGAATTTCAAAAAATTGATAAATCAGAAATTTACGACACGCATAATTCATATTATTTAGACAATGCTATCTATTTTCAAATAAATAAACCAAATAAGCCTTTATGTATTTATGGAATTATTGAGCATGGTAAAGACATCGTTGAGGCTTTTTGGGTACATACCTCTTTTAATAGAGATGTAGTTTGCAAAGAATTCTTTAATAAGCTGTTTTCACATGTTTTTTCGTTGGGATATAAAATTGTGTTTACGTGGAGCAGGTGTCCGAAATTAATAAATATTTTCAGCAAATATAAAGATTTCGGTATTGAGCAAGTTCCTTGTCCTCCGTGGGATAAAGACGAAACTAAAACTTGGTTTATGAAGAGGATATAAGAGATGTGTTGGGGAGATAAGGGGCCGCAGATGCAACAAATACCAAATCCTCCTTCTGAAAAGGAGATGATGGATTTTATTAACTATCTCACAGGCACGCAAACGGTAACCGTTACTGGTGCAAATGGCAAACGACAAAGGATAACTACTAAATTACCTAAAACTCCAGAAGAACAAAAACGTTTGGATTTAGGTGCAGATTTGTTAATTACCTCTTTGCAGGATGTTCAGAAATTATTCAAATATAATCCTAAATCGGCTATTAGTTTTGAACCATTGATTAATGCTATTAACAATACAAGTCAACAGAATCTTCAGGATATTGGACAATTTGCAAACCTTAATGATTTAAATGAAAAACGGCAGCAATTCCAGGAAATGCAACGGACTTTAATTGATGAAAAGTTTGCGATGGATAAAATGGCTCAAGAAGAGCATCTTGCACATTCGGGCCGTGGTTCAGGAACTTACGCAGCCGAATCAAGAGTAGCTATGTCAAGGGCACATGCATTGGCTAGAGCTCAAGGAGATGCACGTGCTAGTGCGATGGCTGAAGATTTGGTCGCTAAACGTTTAGAAACTGACACGAATGCTTTTGGTTTAAGAGCTGCCGGAAGACAAGGTGTAGTAGATGCAGAACGTGCTAATTATGCCTTGAATAAGGAAGATGAAAGAGACCAAGAGGCTCGACGCATTCAAGCTATTAATGAACGTCGAGGGCAGTTTGATTTAGGAGCAAATGTTCTAAGATATGAGGATGCAAAATCCCTACAGGATAGAACTCAGCAGGATGCTCTTAATACATATCAAGCTGAAAACAATGTTCAGAATGCTCTGTATGGTCAACAGGTTAATGCCATTAATGCTAATAACAATGCTGCGTTGGCTGAGTATAACAATCGAGCACCATCTTTTGGTGAGTGGGCAGCAGGAGGTATTGGCAACTTGGCAGGTAACATGTTTACTGCGCCAGATAATTCCGTAGCTGGTCGTGCAGGTAAGAAAATTTCAGGAGCATTGGGGTTTTAAAATGAATACAAATAAACATACTGCTTTATCAGGTCTGGAAACTTCTATTAAGACCGCATCTGATCTTGAGAATAACAGATATAAGAACCAAGCTGCGCTTCGTAATTCTCATGATGACGATGCAGATTTTTTTAATGACATTGGCAATGCGGTAATAGGCCCATCAGGAAGACCACGAGGAATTGGAGCGAATCTTGCCTATGGTGTATCTAAAGGTTTGGCTCATGGAGCTAAATCTAAGTCTACTGCTGAGAAAAAAGATAATTATGATAAACATGCAAATGTTGCGAATTATCTCCAAAACCTTCAAGGAGAAGTTGTTAAGCAAAATCAATGGTATGAGCAAGAAGAACGACGAATGGAAACCGTTAAGCCATTTGCTGTTGGAGG